ACTTACATCAGCAGCATAAGTTCCTGGCAATGCTTCAAAAATTTGTCTCCAATTTTTATTACCTACAATACCATTTGAAAATAATTGTATGTTATTGCCGTCTATAAATGCTCCGTATGTATTATAGTTTACATTTGCCATTTCGGCAGCAGTATCTGATGTAGATTTTCTACCAAATTCATTCTCTGTAATGCCTGCTCTTGGAACATCATCGTATGCATTTAGGATAGGAGCACTAACTCCTGATTCAATATCTCCTAGTGTTTCGTCAAACATACTTGTAATAATATTTGTAATAACACCCATTTTACGAACTTTGGTAGGCGGACTAATATAGATAGGGACAGTAAATGTTATTGTGGCAATATCAATTTCACTATCTACACCTACAGGAACACTTCTATTTGTCCAAGTAACATTTTCTAAATTTACAACAGTGATACTTGTCCAGTCAACAAAGTTATCAGTAGTTTGCATTTCTAAACTAGGATTAAACAATACAAGTATTTGTTCTAATATTTGTAATTTTTGATCAGTATTACTAGACCAAATATCTGCATTAATACGCATCATATACGGTGTAGGAATCAATCGTTCAACTGTATAGTTTTTACCTTGTGTGTTTAAATATTCTCCTGCATCAGCATCATATGCACGTTCTCTAATATTAGTTTTACGTGTGTATGTTGCATCTGTAAGTCTATCCTTATCTAGTTCTAAACCAGTCAAATAAACAGCTATACGAGGCGCACTAGGAAGTTTGTTTTCACTGTTCTCCCTAATTATATTTGCAACTTGACGAGTTAGATCACCATAGGTTACAGGAACATCCTTAACATTGCCTTTACCATCCTTAACAGGAAAGTTTGCAAGTATTCTCATCATTTGTGTAAGATATCTTCTTACTTGACCGTCATAAAAATGTTGCATTAATTATCTGCCTCTGGTTTACGTGGACGTAATGCTTTTGAAAGGCTTTGTCTTTCTTCTACCGTTTCACCATCGATTTGACTTGATTTGGTATTGTTAATAAATGATGTTTTGTAGGTTTGTCTTTCAAGTGTGTTGCTTAGTGACATTCTAATATCATCCTGTACCTTAACCCATCGTGTGCCATCATATCTAAACATTCTATTTGGTAAAAAGTCTGTACGTAAAAAATAGTCACCGCTTTGGTTGTTAGATGGAAATTGTATACCAAAACCAAATGGAGCTCCATTTGGTGCAGCATCGCCTGTGCCAACTAGATATCCAGTATAGCCTTCGCGTTCTGGTCTACTTGCAATCTCATCGGTTGTTCTATCAATATTACTTGCTTCAATATCAGTATCATCTGCTGTTTGTAATGCTACACTACCGTCGTCATTGGTACTTACTGTGTAATAATGACTAATGTCGTATCCACTTTTAGGAGCGTCAGCTTCTGCTTGTGCAACTACTGCATTAGATATTTGCATTTCTTTTTCGTATGTTGAAAGCATATCACGCAAAGTGTCAGAAGAACCTTCTTCTGCAGGCAAGTCTAATATCTCATTATATTCTTGTCCGTCGTATATTTGTTTTAGTTTTAATCTATATAGATGAGGATACCAAGTTTGACTAAATCCTTCGGCTGCACGATTTACGTCTTCTACAACATAAAATCTTTTTAGTGCAACACTGTAATCGTTAAGTGCATATTCATCTTTTAAATGTGGTAATTCAATTACATCACCACTCATAATCTTTCTGCCTAATGTTTTAACACTTGAATTAATGTGTATAGTCAACATTAATGTATCATTGCTCAAAAACAATCCAAACTGACTTAGATCAAAATCAATATCTTGGACATTATAAATGCCACGCATGCTATAAACGTCTGGATCATATTTGCGATCTCTATTTTCTAAAAACAGTAGGTCTTGTATATTTGTTTCTGCAACGGCATCATATTGAGGCTGAGCAGCAGTTGCATCATCGTCGCTAGGATTTTCAGCCCCAAGAAACTTGTGAATATTAATATCTGTGCCGCCGATAGTAAACATTTCTAAGATTTGATTGTCTAAGAAATGGTAATCGTTTCCGCGTTCCGGTTTATATAAGCTAAGACGTGGGATAACTGTTCTCCTATTCGTTATACATATTTATCGTTAAGATAAATACTATTGGAGACTTCATATGACACTAGCAACACAAAAACAAGAAGTATATGATTATGTTAATACCTTTCTAGGTGGTGGAATGGTTGATGTTGAACTTGATCCTATACATTATCAAACAGGCTTAAACAAAGCATTAACACGTTATAGGATGCGTAGTGATCATGCTGTAGAAGAATCTTACATATTTTTAACTACCGTTATAGATCAAAACGAGTATGTACTACCAAACGAAATAATGGAAGTACGTAAATTGTTTCGTAGAAGTATAGGTTCTAGAACAGGCGGCGGCGACGGCGGCAGTTTATTTGAACCGTTTAACATGGCTTATACAAATACATATTTGTTGTCAGGATCTAAGCTAGGCGGACTAGCAACATACGATATGTTTGCACAACACCAAGAACTAGTGGGCAGAATGTTTGGATCATTTATAGAATTTAAATGGAATAATACAAGTAAAAAACTTACACTGCTACAGAGACCCAGAGCAGAAGAAGAAATATTACTTTACTGCTATAACTATCGCCCTGACAGTGAAATACTAAACGACTATCTCGCAAGCCAGTGGATTAAAGATTACACGCTTGCTAGTTGTAAATACATGCTAGGTGAAGCACGTTCAAAGTTTGCTACAATTGCAGGACCACAAGGCGGCTCAACACTAAACGGCGACACACTAAAAGCAGAAGCACAAGCCGAAATGGAAAAACTAGAAGCAGAAGTTTCATTGGCAGTTCCAGGCGGTGTTGGCTACGGATTTTTAATTGGCTAAAAACGCCTAGAGTTTACGCTAACATTTGCATATACTGTAAATACAATATAACAAAGGAGTTAGTATTGTGTGCAGTCCATTTGTAAGAAAAGAAGCCAACAGACTTTTTTGGTTAGTTAAAGGTCACCTAATCCCCATATCAGAGCCAGATCATATTGTAGAAGGTTATTACGAAAGTTATTTCAAACGTTTGTGGAATGACGAATCTCAGTGTTTAAGCGAATATGAACGTGGATTTGAGCAAGCATGGAAAGCCCGTGAAGCAGAAATGTATAATGAAGATATTGCAAAAGTAGCAGTACTCGGCGGACACTACGATTAATTTATAAAATATACTTGACAAAAGGATAGATATCGTATATACTTTATAGTATATTAAATAGGAGATTACCTTTTGCTACCTAAGTTATTAGTTGTCGGTCATGGACGCCATGGTAAAGACACTGTGTGCGAAATGCTTGAGCAGTATGGATATAAATTTCAGTCTAGTTCTAAATTTTGTTCAGAACTTTTTATCTATAAAGATTTAAAAGACCAATACGGTTATGCTGACGAAGAGGAGTGTTACGCAGATAGACACAATCATCGTACTGAATGGTACAACATGATACATGATTATTGTAAAGACGACCTAGCGCGATTAGGACGTAATTTATTTGCTGAACATGATATCTACTGTGGATTACGCAATCGTCGTGAATTCTTTGCAATGCAAAATGAAGAACTATTTGATCACGCTATATGGGTAGATAGGACAGATCATCTGCCCTTAGAAAGTCATAAGTCTATGAGCATTGAACAGTGGATGTGTGATTATACTATTGATAACAATAGCGATTTACAAAGACTAGAAAAGAATGTAAATATTCTTATTAATACTATATTTAAAAATCGGGGGTTAAATCTCCCCGTTTCCAACGAACGCCTTCTTTTTGCATAGTCCGTTGACAATTAGCACATATTGTTTTTAAGTTAGTAGGTCGGCAATTATTTAAATCACTATCAATATGATACACATTAAACTGTTCTTCGTGCTTTGATCTAAACCCACACTTCTCACAAGTATCTCTTTTTTCATATCCTCGTTGTTTCCATTTGGGAACTCCGTGATTAAGTCCGTTGTGCAAACAACTACCACATAGTCTACGGTAAAACGTTTTACCATCTTTTTTGTAATTAATTGCTGCTGGATTCTGTCCACATTTGCATAAAGGCCTCATATTGTATTTATCTAACCTTTTCGGTGCCTTTTCTTAGGGTATATACAAGGTGTTTTAGTTCAAATATCATAAATACTGTATAGAGAACACTAACATCCAATAGGAGAAAAACATGGCATTAGTATCACCAGGCGTAGAAGTCAATGTAATTGACGAATCATTCTACACTCCAGCAGCAGCTGGAACGGTACCTATGATCTTTGTTGCTTCGGCTAGTAATAAAACTAGAAGTAGCGGCACAGGAACAGCACCAGGTACAACAAAAGCAAATGCAGGTAAACCATATCTAATCACTAGCCAGCGTGAGCTTGGTGAAACATTTGGCGATCCTTTATTTTATAGCGATGCAAACAACAATATGATCCACGGCGGAGAGCTTAACGAGTACGGCCTACAAGCTGCTTACTCTGCATTAGGCGTTTCGAATCGTGTATATGTTGTAAGAGCTGACCTAGACACATCAGAACTAACAGCAAGTGCAACAGCACCAGGCGGAGAGCCAGCAAACGGCGCTTACTGGTTTGACACTTCAACAAGTAATTACGGCATCCTACAATGGAACAGTGCTGCTATTACAACAGCTGGAGGACAATCATTTACAGCACAGACACCTAGAGTGCTTACAGAAACTACTGACTTAGTTGGTAACATTGCAGGCGGCTTTCCTAAAACATCAATTGGAGCAATTGGTGATTATGTAGTTGATGCAAATGATACAATGAACCGAGTTTACTACAAATCAGCAGGCAACTCAGGAGCAGGTATTGCAGCAGGTGCGTGGGTAGAAGTAGGCGGCAACGCTTGGAAAAACAGTCATGCAACTCTTACTTCTGCAAAACTACCAAATGTAACACTTACATTAGGTGACACTATTACTATTAATGGCACAGCTACATCACCAACAACTGGTACAGCAATGTCTGACGTAGTTACTAGTATTAACGATGCCAGCATCACTGGAATTAGCGCAGCATTAGCACCAGGCGGCACACAGATACAAATTTTTGTAGACGGTACATCACAATCAGATGGCGCAAATGCTGATGGTATCATTGATATTGGAACAGGCACAGGCAGTCTATTAGCTGATTTAGCAATAACAGCAACTACTTATAGTTCACCTAGATTAGCTACTGCACCGCATACTAGTGTTCCAGAGTTTAAATCAGGTGACACATCACCTGCACCAACAGGAAGTGTTTGGATTAAAACAACTACACCAAATGGCGGAGCAAATTTAAGCATTAAAGAATACAATACAGCTACACAATTGTGGTCATCTATAACAACACCAATTTATACTTCACCAGAAGGCGCAATAAACGGTCTTGACAAAACAGGTGGCGGCGCAAACTTAAAAATTGGTGATTTGTATGCAAAGGTAAACGTAGACGAGCTTGGCAATCCAATTGCAAA